CTGAACAACTTCGCCGGCGAGCCGATGGGGGATGCTGATGGCCCGATGACCCTGCGCCGGGCGGTCCAATTGGTTCTGACTACCTCCATCAATGGCGACTCCAACCTGACTGCTGAACTTAAAGTGAAGCTCTGGAATATGGCGCGTCAGACAATTGAGGATGAAGTCGATTGGACGCCGGAAGATGTGGTCTTGGTCCGTGATCGGATCGGTAAGGCATACGGTCCTGCCGTGGTCGGCCCGGCGTTCGAGCTGCTAGGATGACAGGCGCCAGACGATTGCAGCTTTTCGAGGATCTCGGCTGATGCCTCTGGCTCCGCTATCCTCGATCAGACCCTTTGCGGCACATTCCGAAGTTCTCGGTTGTATGGTCTCGAACCTCTGACGCAGGGCCTGGGCGATTTCCATGACCGTCATAGGCCGCACGGCGAGAACCTTCAGCACATCGCTTTGCATCGCCGAAAGTCGAGGCTTGATGGCCTCGGCGGCTGCGACTGAGGTGTCAACGCCGCGATGACCGGGGGCGTCAGGATAGACGCCCCCAAAGAGATCAGGCTGTTTGCGCGCCATTGGCCTGTTCCTTCGCATAGGCCTCGTCGCGCTTGGCGATCTCGGCGGCCATCGCGTCAATTTCGGCTTCAGCCTGGGCGTTGGTGTAGTCCTCGCCCATAGCATCGGCGTGAGCGTGCTTACGTTCCTCAGACGAAACGGCGCGCTTGTGGGCGTTCTTGAGGTGGGGTGTCGCCATGTCAGCGATCACTTCTTGCTCGCCCTTGGAGTTGGTGCGGTGGGTCGTCATAGTTCAGTTCTCCGGTGGAAGAATTATACCGCCTGCCGAGACTTTCGGAGCGGCCTTGCGGGCGTCGGCCATGTCTTCAAGGGCCTTCTTGGTCTTGCCGATCTGGACGAAGTTCATCGGCGTGTCGTGGGTGGCCTCGAATGCAGAGAGCATGGCGAGGCGGATGGCGTTCGTCCCCATCATCGGCTGAAGCTGCGCGACTGCTGAGTTGAAGACGTTGAGCGCCACGTCAGCCGGCGCGAAGTCGGGGAACTCGACGCGGGAGTGAATCACGATCTCGACAATCGTGGCTTGGAAATCCTTCACGGCATTGTCGAGGGGACTCAACGGATCGGCGTCGGGCTGGGTTACAATGTCGGTCATTTGGTCACGTCCTTCATGATTTCGGAGAAGATGGCGCAGGCCATTCCAAGGGCACCGATCACAACGATGGCGGCGGTGAATTTGTGGCCCGCAATAATGGCGTCTGTAGCCTGGATCGCCCCACTCAATACGACGTAGAAAACGGCGCAAGCGAGGGAAAGGCGTCTAGTGGTAGTCATGCAGAGGGTCCTCTGATCGGGTCCGAGAAGACCACATCATTGTGGGCTCCGTAGGCGTAGATGATTTCGAGAAGGTCGCCGAACTCGTCCTTGGATAGATCGGACGACGACCGGCCCAGGCTGACAATCCCGTTCCCGTCGAGATTGGGGACGTTGCGAACCTCTCGGCGAAGGCTGTCGAGGAAGAGCAGCTTCCAGTCGTCGGGCGTCAGGCGCAGGCCGTGGTATTGGACTTGCTCGCTGACCTCTGTGAGCATGGCCCACATCTTGTCGTTCTGGGGTAGGCTGCGCTTCGGCTTCTTGAACTCGACGCGGGTGTTGTCGGGGAGGCCCCTGATCCAGCGGATCGCCTTCTCGCGGATCTCCGACGATGACAGGATCAGGACGGCCCGGCTCATTCGACTGGCTTGTGAACGTACTGGTTGCGGAGTTGTGCGACAGTCCCGCGCACGTCGATCAGGAAATCCTTCACGGCCTTTTCCATGTGGCCGATCAGGTAGTCATCGCGGGGGATGCGCTTGATGAACAGGCGCATGGCTGGGTCCTTCAGGCGAGGATCGAAGGAGACGTAATCCCACCACTGACGGCCGGTGCAGGCCATGTTCCAGTGCATCTGCTTGAGATAGCCGCCGTCGATCGCCGCGCCCTGGAGCGTGTCGATGTGGGTCGTGCTGTCGGGGCATTTGATCTCGACGCCGCCGTCCAAACCCACGAGACCGTCTGGGCTGGCCCCGGCCATGTTGATCGTGGGGTGATCGACGAACGCGACCTGATTGACGAACAGTCCAGTGTGATATTCATAAGCCTCGCGGGCTTCAGCTTCCACCTCGTTCCCGCGCTGCATCGAACCGCTTTTGAAACCGCCCGGCGTCGGGAGGCCGGTCAGGCGTTCGGCGACGAGCTGGCGCATATAGGCCGCGCGCATCTTGCCCCCGCCCTGTGCCATGATGTCGGCGATGCGGCTGGCGGTCGCCTTGCCCGCGCGGAGTTGATGCCATTCCGGTGAACCCTGCTCGATCATTGGGCGTCACCAATCTGACGGCGGCGCTCTTTCCATGCGCGAACAACGGCATCGGCGTCGTTGCTGTCGAGCTTCTGAACGATGGGGTCGTTCTTCACGCGCCAGTCGGACAGGTCCTGAAGGGTGACGCAAGCGGCGATCAGGTCGATTGCCGCCTGTGCGGCCCCGCTGATCGGCAAGTCCTCGCTTGAGGCCCCGTCATCGTCCCGATCCTGAGTTGCCAGCCCAAGGGCCAGTTTCAGGGTGTAGCGTTGAAGATATGTCGTCGTGGATCCGATGGCCTGGATGCTGTTCTTCTTGCCCGAGTCGTCGGCGCCGGCCGTCAGCGTCGTTTCCTCGGAATAGCCGTCCCGGTGCGAGAGAACGCATGTCACGCTGATCCGCCCGCCGTCATGCTGCGCGGCGCGGTAGCGGTACGACAGGCCGTATTTGTTCAGGATCGGATCGACGACCAGGGCGATCATGCCAAGGGTCTCATGCGAATAGCTGGTGGTGTCGCCCGTGCGCTTCGACTCGAAACCGACATCCTTCCCCTTGATGATGGGAGGGATCTCGCCCTTGGCCTCGGAGACGGCGATGTCGAACGCCTTGCGGCCCTGTGTCTTCTCCATGCGCTCTTGAAGGTCGATCAGCTTGGAGACCATTTCCAGACTGGCGCCGTTCGCCACGGCTTGGGACACCATAGCCATAGGCGTCAGGGCGGTGGATTCCGGGATGGGCTCGAACTGAACGAGCTGGGCGGGTTGGGTCATGGCGGGGTCTTTCTGGTCGGTCATGATCTTCTTCTTCCGTAGATGATGTCTTCAATACAGCCGTAGCTGACGCCAAGGTTTTGTATCTCGCGTTCTATGAATTTTCGGGTGGCGCCTGGCTCTTTCCCTCGGACTTCAGCGCGTAATCTCAGGTCGGAAACCTGAGCGTCAGAAAGGCGGGACATGTGATGCTTCTCGCCACGCGATTGCGTTCCGTGTCCAATTTTGTCTGCCTCATTTTCGGCCCTCGTCCCCCATTGAAGATTGTCTGCCCGAGGATTCGCTCGGTTGTTATCTTTGTGGCGGACGATCCGTCCCTCAGGTTCCCCGTGAAAGGTTCTGCAGACCATCCGGTGAACTAACATCCCATGCACCTTCCCGCCCACCGAGAGGGACAACATCGGGTATCCGTTAGAAGCGATTGATTGGACGAGTATTCGACCTGATCGGCGAACCCGGCCGGCGTCGCTAACCTCATAGGGCGTGTCTTGATAGGGGCGCCAGATTTCCATACGGCTATCTAACTTGCGCCGAACGATCTTCAAAGAACTTAACGCCGGGGATGGGTTTGATGGTGGCGGCGGTGGCGCCGATCTTCTTGTTTGCAGCGACGTAGGATCGAATAGCCTTCTCGATCTCCACGGCGCCGAAGTGATCGCCAAGGGCTCCGAGCGTAGCGCGGAGGGCGGTGCTGTCCATAACCTCGAACGTTAGCTTGGTTGCGCTCGTGACCGTGCCGGCGCTGGTGGTGGTGCGGACGAGATCAGCGGCCGATCCGGTCGAGACGCGATCCAGCTTTTCGGCGACGGCCTGGCTGTCGAGGGCCGAGTCCATGATCGTTTCAGCGACATCGTTCAAGCCTTGCGCCTCAACGGCTGCGGCGGCGGCGGCGCGGCGATCAGCCTCGATCCTCTCAAGGCGCGCGGCCTCGGCGGCTTCAGCCCGGCGCTTCTCTTCCACGATACGATTGTGGCGATTGATGCGGTCCAGAGCGACGGCGCTGGTGGCGTCAAGTTTGGCCTGACGCGGGGTGAACAGGGCCTGGACTTCCTTGCCGGCGTCGTCGAACCGCTTCTTCTCGGCGGTGCGCGCGGCCTCAAGACCAGACTTTGCAGAGCGCGCGTCCTTCACGTGCTTCGCCAGCCGGTCAAGATCGGCGTCGGTCTCGACCTTGGCGGGAAGCGCCGCTTCAGCGTTCAGGACGGCGGTCGCAATGACGAACGCCGCCTTGTGTTTCATGCCGATGAACTCGACATCGACGAGCGGTGCGTCGAGGTCGTTGCGGAGTTGGATGCTGGTGTCGGTCATTGGTTTCCGGTTCCTGTGATGATGATGGTGAAGGGGCCGTTCGCAGCCATTTCGTTCGCCTTTTCCAGCGCGCGGGCTCCGAAGGTCTCGGCGTCGCTGCCGAACTCGCAGCGTAGGGCGGCGTCGGTGCATTCGCCTTTTTCAAAGCTGATGCGGATGATCGCCAGGGCGATTTCACGAGTGATGTTCTCGCCGTGGAGTGTAGAGTGGTCAGCCCACACGTCACGCATGGCCGCCACGATCTCGCCGAATGTCGCGGCCTCGGAATACAGGTGAACCCTGTCCAAAACGCCTTGAGGGTAGATGGCGCCGCGCACCGTGTTCTGGCCGGCGTTCAACGAAATGCTGAGGTAGGCCTTTTCCCCGATCTCCGCGGCGAGCGCATCGAGATCGGCCTTGATCTTTAGTGTGTCGGTCATTTGTCGAAAGTCTCCATGTTGCGGGGTGTTCCGCTGATTGGCAGGCCCAGCATTGCGCGGACGTGGATGAGGATTTGGTGGGTGAGGAAGCGCGCCTCGACGGCGTTGCGCTCGATGATACGGTGTTCAATCCTGACCAACTCGCGCTCTACGATAGTCAGCAGGTCGATTGCCTCTTCGGCGGTGCGCTCGGTCATCGCCTCATGCCCTGGATCGCCAGCTCGGCCTCAACTTCGGTCGGGTAAAGGATTTCGCTCTCTTCAACCCACTCGTCGCGAGTTTCGATGTCTTCCGATTCGTTGCGGAATTCGGTGACATCCATGAGGCGAAAGCCGCCGTGAACCATGACGGGGGTGAGTGACATTGTGATCTCCGAGTGGAAGCCCCACGCTTCCGATAACTGGACGGTCGCACCTCTCGAAACTGTCGTCAACATATTTTATCACTGTTGACAAACAGAACGCTTGAGCCAAACCTTAGCGTCCATCTTCGGAGGAACAATGCAACCGAAACCCACAAATTGGCGCGAGCATCTGACTGATGCTGAGCGCGCTACAATCGAGGCCGGCGACAGGGCGCGCGTGGCGGCGCGGCTGGCGAACGCTGCTAGGGCTGGGATCGTCAACCGCGCTGTGCAGCGTGCCAAGTACGCGGCCTTGACCCAGGCGCGATCAAAGGGCACATCTGACCATACCGCTGGCGTGGTGCCCCACATACCGCCAACGCAGGCCGCTCCCGTCGCATCCGAGACGGGAGCGGCTGCTAAATGACCCCCCGACAATCTGAAATCTTGGCGTTTGTCCTGAAGTGGCAACGCGAGAACCCATATTCTCCGACCGTGAAGGAGATTGCGGAGGGGACTGGCGTGGGCGTGAACTCGACTATGCAGGCGCTTTGGGACCTTGAAGACCTGGGCCACCTTCGTCGTCGGGGCCGGGCCTTGGCTCTCATCAACGAGCCCGTGACCTTCGCACGAATCGAGAAAGGTCCGAAGGTGGGATCAAACATCCGCCTTCCTTCTACGAACGCGCCAGCTCTCGGCGCCCTTCTGGCAACGTTTGACCGTATGCACAACGCGACGGAACCTCGCTGATGACGTGGCCCCCTCTCCGTGTCATCGAGGGCGGTGGAAAGGCCCGGCCGAAGCGCCGCAAGCAGCCTGAAGCCGATCTCCAAGAGCTGATGGTTGATTTCCTCGACATCGCCCTGCCCCAGCCCTCGCCGGATTACTGGTAGTCAAGCACGTTGAACGGCGTCCGCCTCACGAGCGAGAGGGCGCGCGGGAAGGCTAAGCGCCAGGGCCTTCGACCAGGCCTGTTCGACATCGTTTTTATCAAGCTCACAGGGCCGGAAGCCGGTCAGACGTTCATGTTCGAGGTTAAGTCCGCGGCCGGAACCCTGACGCCTGACCAGAAGCGCATCCTCGACATCCTGTTCGTCGCCGGCCGTGGCGCAAGCGGTCGATCGGTGGAGAACCTATGCGCGGCCCTGGTCGCTTGGGGATTCCCGTTGCGGGCGCGTGTCTGATAGAGGATAAGGGCGGGCGGCGGGTTCTCCCAAACCCAGCCGCCCTGTCGCACCGGCTGATGAAGGAGCCTGACGTGCCTGATCAAAATACACACGCCCGAGGTGGGTTGCAATGAGCATCATGCTCATGAGCGCCGTCTGGCGAATGGACCTTCCCCCAACGGAGAAGATGGTTTTGCTCGCGCTCGCCGACGCAGCGAACGACGATGGCGTGACTTGGATGGCGATCAAGTCAAAGACGGCCGGGAAGATGGACTTCATGAAGAAGACATCCCTGAGCGAGCGCGCAATCCAAAACTGCCTTAAGAGGCTCGCCGAGAGTGGGATGATTGAGCGCACTTTCCGAGAGGGAAAAGGCGTTCTCTACACTGTTACGCTAGGTGGGGTGCAGGAGGTGCACCCCGCAGCACGTGCGCCGGGGGGTGCAGGAGGTGCACCCAAACCTTCAACAACCACCTCTCCTAACGGAGAGAGAGAAAAACGCGCGAGCAAAAGATGCCCTGAAACTTGGCGGCCTTCGGGGGCAGACCAAGACGTGGGCGTTCAGGAGGGCATGACCAACGCCCAGATCATTCGCGCGACGGCTGAGTTCAGAGACCACACATTCGCGACCGCCCGAACAGACTGGTCCGCCACCTACCGCAATTGGCTCCGCAGAGCCGCAGAAAGGAAACCGCGTAATGACCGATCCGACAGCCCTCATTCTAGCCCCAAACTTGACAAGCTTGAACGTATCGCCGGAGCTATGGCGGCTTCTGTCGAGCGGGAGGAAGGAGAATATTCAGGAGATCGCCACGATCCCGCAAATGAGGACGGAGGCGGTGTCTGTCTCGAACAACTTGGCGGATCTCGCTAGGCCTTGCGGCCGGGCCTACGTCCAGAAGTCCTTAGCCATGCTTGTTCTGGTGTTCGGCCTGGGCGAGCAGGCCGAAGCGCCTGAGTTCTGGAAGGCCTATAATGAGCAATTGGAAGGCCTGCCCCGGATCGCCTTGGATCGCGCGATCACCGAATACAACGGCAAGGGCAAGTTCTTTCCGAAGCCGGCCGAACTGAAGGAGCTGGCCGATCCTCACGCTGGGGCTCTGCGCCAGTCTGCGTTTCGCGCGAAGGAGGTCGCCAAGGTCGAGATCGGTTCGGTCAACAAGCGGGACGTTCGGACGCCAGAGGAAAGGGCGGCAATCGCAAAGATGCTCGGAGACTTCAACTCTCTGATGGACACTAAGGGGTTGAACGAGGCCCCGCCAAAGCGTCGCGCAGTGCATGATCCTGTAGATGCTACTGGCGTCACGTCGGCTGGCCGCGCGCTGATTGAGCGTATGAGAAATGGCGGTTGATTTAAGTGTTGACACACCCCGCGCCGTTGCAATACCTGTTGCACATCAGCCGTGGGGGCTGACGGAGAACACCATGAACAGCTATGACGAAATCTGGGGCCAAGACGGACGCAGGCAGGCCGCAATGCGCGGTGCCAATCGTCGCTATCCCGATTTGACGCCGCCGCCGATCTCGACGCGCCGGTTCACCTGGGGCTCTTTGGCCGCTGTCGTCGCCATCGTCGGCCTCACTGTCGCGGCACTGATCTTCGCATGACGGCTATCTCCGACATGGACCCGTCTGAGGTCGCGTCGTGGATCGCCTCGGCCGGCGCGGTGCTGGTCGAGAAGGACCCGGCTATGGCGGCGAAGACGTTTACGGACTTGAACGTGACGGCTGACGCCGCGCTGGGCGAGAAGATCGTTCGCTATCGTCTGGGCGTGGCGCACAGCAAGCGTGCTGCG